TTAGCTTTGGGCAAACACGGTCAGATTGAAGCTGGAAAGTCCAACACACGCCTCGACCTTGGACTGGCCCACACGGATTACAACACGGCGAACGTCATCATGACCCTTCTGTCGACGGGTCTCGTGGGCATAGGGACGCACACGCCAGTCAGTAAGTTGGAAGTGCGCGCGACTGGGTCGGCGGCGTCTTCACCACGAACCAACGGTATCCTGGTGTACAACGCCAACGACGCGGACAACGAAGACGCGGTGGTGTGCATGGAAGTGAATGACCAGGGGGGTGATGCTTTCGGAAGTTATAAAATAACATCAGGGGACACCGTAGGTTGGTCGGCGGGAAGCTCTTTTAGTGATGATTCTAAATTTAAAATTGCAAATCACGCCGGGGACCTCAACACGAACACGCGCCTCGTCATCGATAACAACGGTGACGTGGGCATCAATGTGAACGACCCAGAATATAAACTCGACGTCGATGGCCAGGTTCGCATCGGCAATAAACTCCTCTTCCGTGGTTTGTCCACAGACACCGATGACACGTCGTTCATCGAAGAGCGACAGTTGAACGACACCATCACTGAACTTCTTTTGTTTAAGACGAATGATTCCGCCGCGGGTGCTGACCAAATTCGACACGTGGCTGCGAGACACGTATTCAAAGTGTACAACAAAAGCACGGAATTGGATGAAACCGAGGGTCTCACGAGCGAACAAATTGATTCCATCGTGACAAACGATGGTACTGACATCGCGGGTGTGTACGACGCCACCCCGGTCCTGAGCATCGAAAAAGAACGTCGCGTACTCATCAACTCCGTCGAGCAGAACATCGGTACGAACACCCGTCTGTACGTCGACGGTGACGTGCAACTCAAACAAGGAAGTCAATTTGACACCGACAATTTACAAATTCTCACGGAATCGTCGGGACTCAACGTCATACGCGCCCGTGAACAGAGTGATACGGTGTTCCGTTTCGGTGAAACCGGTACTTTTGAACGCGTGCGTTTCAAGAATACGGGCGAAGTTGGCATTGGTACCAATGTCCCAAATAAACTTTTACACCTGTACGACGACTCCGAAGATGACATCGTCCTCCTCAATCTGGAATCTCCCGCGGGTGCGAGTGCATCCAAGTACACTGGTTTACAACTCACGACCAACACTGGTTATGGGGGATTCCTGAAGGCGCAGAAAGGGTCCACGTCGAACAGCGTCGTCCTGGGCTACGTCGACAACGGCACACAGGTGGAAGGTCTCTTCGTGGGTGAGAACGGACACGTGGGTGTGGGCACATCGGCACCCACCGCGAACTTGCACGTGTACGACAGCAACCTTTTAATAGAACACAGCACCAGTAATGTCGCGTTGGACTTTAAGACTGCATCGGCCACGTCGAACATTTACATCAACAGCGGCAATGATGACCTGTACCTGTACCCGGCCGGGGGCAATGTCGTCGTCCAAGGGTCGCTCACGGTACAGCAGGACATCGATTTCGGTGGGCGCATCGAGTTCGGTGATGCCGTGGGTATTAAAATTACAGAACCCGAGGCCCCACTCCACGTGAACGGGGGAACTATCGTGAACTCCGACGCCGTTGCGCGAAAGACGTACAGCAACACGTTCAGCGTCAACGACCAACTCGATAAGACCGTCATCCTGACCTTCGATAAAGGGGCATTCTATGCGAAAATTCACGCCATGCTCCGCTACGTACCCGATGGGAGGTACCTGAGTTCCATGCTTCTCGAGGTGCACGGGGGGCACAGCGATAACACACAGACGTCGGACATTCCAATCGCCATTGGGACGCAAAACATTTTCGGTGGACAGAATCCGTACCCATGGAGTCGAATCGTGGACACGACGGCGACGACCATCAGTCTGGACCCACACGTGGCGTTCCCACTGAGTGGAGCTGACGCACTGGCCTATGAGTACGACTTTTTCATCGAGTTGACGACCAGCTGTGGTGGTAAACTCCTGAACATTAAGAGAGACACCGAGACCAAGGTCGAGTTCACGTACTAACTAACTTTGCCACAGGGGATGGTGTCCCTGTGGGAGAGTTTTTGTTTACATGGCATCCATGAGTGCCAAAACGATAACTCCGACGATGAAGAAAAGAATGAGGTAATTACACTCCGTGTCTTCCTCCATCACCGGAACCGCCTCTTGTGTGCGTACAGCGTCGGGTCGCACCTGGCGTCGGGGAGGTGCCACCTCGTCCTCGATGGGGCACATACTCAACGCAGCCATCCTGTGTTATAGTATCTAAAGATTTATTTCTGTCTTCTTCTTTCTGCCCCGACGTTTCGGGGCTGGCTTTTCCTGAATGTCCACCTCCTTCACGTCGTCCTCAATCGCGTCGCGTTCCTCCAGGTCTTCGGCGACGATGTCCGAGACGTCGTCGTCCTCGGCCTCCACTTCCGGTGCGACTTGCACTGGAACGCTCGTGTTCATCGGTGGCGGTGGTGGCATCATGACGTTGCCCATCAAACTGCCGATGTCGAACCCGGGGCCTTGCATCTCGTAAGAGGATGAACCAGCACCTGGAGGGGGTGGTGCGGGGGACGCGGACTGGCCACGGGGCATGGCGTTCTGCACCGCGGAGACCATGCTCTGTTGGAGCCCTGGATTCTGCTTCAGCACATCCTGTAAGTTGGGAATGGCCGCCTTGAACATGCTGTTCGTCAGGTGGAACATCATCGCGGAGCCACCGACCATCATGAGAAGCTTGAGTTCTGGCGCGACTTGCATCTTCTGACCGTACTTGACGTGCAACTCCTCGAACACCCCGTCGTAGTCGTCGAGGTTTTCCATGATAGATTCAGACCAGCCGTCCAAAGAGAGTTCAAAGGGGTTGTACTTCTTGTTAGCCCATTCCAAACCAGTCACCGTGGCCATGAGGGCCTTTCGTGAAAACTTAATGCTCTGGTCGACGTCGATGGTGTAGGTCACGCGCTTGTACTCGTTGCGCAAGTCCTCGATGGAACTGTACGCGTTGAGACGCTTGTTCACGCCGAACCCTTTCCTTTCGAGTCGAGCCAACTTGTTCAGGATGTCCATCTTCTCCGCGTCCACGGAGGCGTACCCGGCGGAGGGCGTCTCCCGCTGCTGGTGATGCGATGGTTCGTCGTCGAAATCCATGTCGAGGTAGGCATCCTCCTCCTCGTCGCCATCGTCGTCGAACATGGGTCCCCCACCGTCCACAGGCGGGGGCGCGCTCTGCTTGTTAGGGTTCACGAACGCATCGATTTCTTCCTGGTGCTCCATCGCAGGCGATGGTCGGGGTCGCGTGTACGGGGTGGGCTTCGGCCTGGGCACGCGCCGAGGCTGTGGCACTGAAATTTGAATTTCATCCATCAGTCGCTGTTCACCGTCGTCGAGTTTCATGACCGTGGTCTCGCCACGGTCCAGCACGATTTCACCGTCCATCTGATGTATTACTTTAAAAGTAATTGAATTCTTTAACGCACTTTTTTTCTGGGTACATAGTAAACATGTTCAAGCTCAACAAAGCCAACCGAAACGCTTTGTCCGCCATCGCCGTCATCCTGGTCATCCTCTTCGTCGTCATGGCCGCGCGCAGTTACTACGAACCCATGCCGTTGGTCATCAAGGCGAAGAACGAGGGTTCTTTCTTCGACCTCCCGGTGAAGTCTGAGTGTGTGGAAGAGAGCACGTACTCCACCCAACGACCGGGTGGTGTGTGCGGTGCCGAAAAGTTGGTGCGCGAGCAAGCCGACTACGAAATTATCTGAGCATCTAGTATAAAATGGCGCTCGTGACCTCTGAGGCCACCATTCCTGACCTCAACTACGAGTACCACACAATCACCGTGGACACCATCGGACAGGCCAGTGCGAACACGTTCACCGCCTACCTCCAGAACCCGTTGCGCAACGTCGTGCAGTGCCGTCTCCTGGCCGCGCACGTCCACGCCAACGTGCAACAGACCGAACACCTCTACATCTCCATCGATGAGTTGGACACGCACTTCAACGACCGCGCCGCCATTTCCGGTGCGTCAGTCGGTGCTCACGCGGGTCAAGGCAACATCTCCATGGTGCGCAGTGCCTTTGGGAGTGTCATCAGCGAAGGGAGCGAACTCATCACGTATAAAGATAATTACTCGATTGCGGTGCAGTACATCGACCCTATTCTCAGAATCGACAAGTTGACCGTGCGCCTCTTGAATCAAAACGGCGTGGCCATCACGAACCCCCTCGTGGCCGGTCATAACTTTTTAGTGCTGCGATTCGTGTGCAGGCGACCGAATCTTTAATTTTTCTCAAGGTAATGTAAAGCCATGTCCGCGGGCATCGCGCAACTCGTGTGCCTGGGCGCTCAAGATGAATGGATCTCGAGCGAACCAGAAATGAGTCATTTTTCGGCGACGTACAAACGACACACCCCGTTCTCACAATGCGTGGAGAAACAGCAGATTCAAGGGGCGGTGCGTGCGAACTCGTACTCGTCCATAACCCTCCTTCGAAACGGCGACATGTTGGGATACACCTACTTCACAGCGGACGACGGCAATGAGGCTGTGGAAATCACGGATTGGACCTCGGTCATCGAGAGTGTGGAGCTCGTCGTGGGTGGACAAATCATCGACCGTCAAACCTCTGATTTCAGCCAAAACGTGGCCCTGGACATGTTCGCCAAGAACAGCTCCAAGGGTGCGCTCGGTCCAGGCGGGCGGGAGTCCATGCTCTACCCGTTGCGTTTTTTCTTTTGTGAATCCTTGGAGAGTGCCCTCCCGGTGTGTGCCCTCGGTTACCAGGATGTGGAACTTCGCGTGCGATGGGGCCCACTCGCAGGGAACTACAACTGGGAGTGCCACTCGAACTATTATTACCTCGACGCCACGGAACGCGAACAAATCGCCAATCAGACCATCAACATGCTCATCTACCAGGTGCAGGAGTCCGCCCCGTCCGAGGAACTCACCCAAGAACTCACCTTCAACCACCCCGTGAAATTCATCGCGAGTTCAAACACCGTCGCGAATAACGCACTCACCTCACCCTCGAATCGTTTGAAATTGTCCGTGAACGGGGTGGAACTCTCCGCGTACAAGTGGGCGCGTCCACACTTCCTGGACGTGAGTGCCTACTATCACACAATCGCCGTCACGTCCCCTGATGTGTTCATGTACAGTTTCGCCCATAACACGACGAGTTTGCAACCCACGGGGACGCTCAACTTCTCACGAGTCAACTCTTTCAAGATACACAGCGAAAGTCAGGTGCTCGTCGACAAAATTTATGCATGTTCATACAACATATTTACGATCCAAAATGGCATCGGTGCCCTTCGATATGCAAATTAAAATACTATATAATATCAAATGGTGAAGAACCTTAATACCGTGGAACGCGGGGAGAAGGTTCGCATTGGTAAAGTCCAACCTCCTACACAGGCTGGGAACACTATCATTGTGAATGCTTCGGACACCATAGTGCAGGCCCCACACGCGGGTACGTTCGTGTCGCCCATCAGGTTTGACAACGTGGCGACCACGAATGTTTTAGCATACAACTCGACAACGAAGGAAATCGTGACGACACAGGTCGTGGCGTCGGATAAAAACCTTCAGCAGGTGACGGACACCGGGAACGAGACGAACACCGCGGTGCGATTATTGGGTGGCGCCGAATTCAGCAACCTCACAGGTCTCGGTGGAAACGTGTACGTGGACGACACGGGCACCACAGGAAACGTCATCTACGCCAGGGGAAACGTGTACCTCGAGGGGAACCTCACCA